AAATCCTCCCTCTCTTTGTGTAGTGGCGCATAGCCGTTCTGAAAGTACGTGTCCTTGCCCGTGTGCTTCAGGTGATTCTTCCGAGCCGTCTCATAGCTTTCCTCAATCATCTCCTGGGACTTGTACCAGGGGCACGCATCAGGACTGCAGGTATCGTACAGGGTTATCTTGCAGAACGGGCTCATCTTCGTGAGCCTGTACTTCTCGCCAAGGTAGAAGATGCAGGACTCCTTCTCCCGTTTCTTTTTGAACTTAACTTTTACTGGCATCTTTGCCCTCCTTACAGTTCGTCGAGGTCGAGCTCCACGGACGTGACGTCTTCTCGAGCTCGCCCCTTCTCGTCGTAATTCAGAAGCGTGTTGCGCGAGCGGTTTCGCGCAGCCGTCTGCTCCTCGCGCTTGCCTGCCCATGTGAGCATCTTCTGTTTCCAGTTCCTGACTGGGTTTCCCTTTGAGTCAATCCACGTCCTACCGGCATCGTCGGGTGTGGTGAAGTATGCGAAGAACTTATCGCAATCCACATTAAGGTTAGCAGTATTGGCATACTCCTTGACCTGTTCCAACGTGGGCGGAGTGAAAGCCTTGCGCTTTCGCTCCACTACACCTTTAGGTGTACTATCCTTACCTAACCTATCCTTACCTAACCTGGGTATACCATTACTGGGTATACCACCTGGTATACCAACAGGCTTGGTCGTGGTGTAGGCTCCGTTCTCGTCGGTGCCGAGGGAGTTCTTCTCTTCGATGTACTTCGTACTTGTGTACCTGTCGCTCCTCAGGTAGTTGTTGATGCGCCAGTGCTTAATGACGATGACGCCCGAGTCGAAAGCGAGCAGGAACTTCTTCGTGAGCAGCAGCTTCATGTCGTCCTCTGACGCGCCGCACTGCCGCATAATCCCACGCGGGGAGTTCACGAACCCGTCGTCGTCCGCGAACATCCCCAGCGTGAAGTACAGACAGCGCGTGCTCATTGGCATGTCGAGGAACGAATCTGACAAGACGATGGTCTTGGCGAACATTCTTCTCTCAGCCATCTTCCGCCTCCTCAGAACGGGATGTCGTCCGCGCCGATGTCTGCCCAGCCGGAAGGTTTCGCGGGTGACGTTGCCGCCTTGAGCTCCTTGAGCCTGGGAACCTTCGCGTCCTTTGCCCTCTCCACGGAACAGAACCACGAGAGCTTCGTTGCCTTCTTGACCTTGCCGTCCTGAGCCATATACTCCTCCTGCCCGAAGACGCCACCAATCCTCTTGTCCTTGAGATATTGGATGCCGTCCCACGGGAACGCGAACCCAGGATTGCTCTCCTCCACGGACGTGACGAAGCCTGCGAGTTGCCTGCTGCAGTTGCCCTCGTTATCCTCGAGCACCACGTAGGAAATGCACGGCCACCGCTTGTTGGGTCGGTCATCGTTCTTGAACCGCTCCGAATAGTAGCCTGCCTGAGGGTCGTCGGGGGCGATGTCAATGGCAATCTTCAGCATGTCCTTACCGGTCTTGGACTTCGTTTCCTCTACGCCCTTAATGACGCACGAGTGTCCGCCCAGGGCGAGTGGCTCGAAGGTAAGGCTTGCGGCGACGCTGTCGTAGTTGTTGGGTTTACGCATCTTAGAACTCCTCCAGTCTCTTGATAATCTGCATGATGTCGTTGTCGGTTTCTTTCTCCGCAGGCTCGAACGCTCCGAGCGGAGTCTTGGCCGTGCTGTGGTCTGCGTGCACCTCGAATACGTGACGCCCGTCGATGACCTTGGCAAGGAGCACGGTGGTGAACTTGCTCTCAAGAACAATCTTGTCCAGCTTCCTGCCGCTGGTCTTTATCCTCGTGAACATGTAGCCGCTGTCGTCCCTGTCTGTCTGCGAGTGTGCCAGGAAGATGATGGTCAGGTCGTCGCGCATCGTGAGCGCGTCGTCGATGATGGTCCATACGGACGCGGCCAAGTCCGCCCACTTGTCGTATCCCTTCTCACCCATCCTCCGCATCTCGTCTGCCACCATGATTCCGTTGATGGTGTCGATGACGATGTAGTGGACGTTGGGCATCCCGTTGTTCACTGCCCAGATGGTCCGCAGAACCTTGTTCGGGTCGTTCTCCGCGATGTAGTTCTTTGCGTCCTTGTTGTACTGCTGCCGCCACCCGCGCCAGCTCAGGCCCTTGAGGTCAGCGTCAATGTAGAACGTCTGCGATGGGTCGAGTGTCCGCATGGCTGTGGTCTTGCCGCTGCCGCTCTCTCCCATGATAGCTATGAGCTTACTCATCTGTGTCTGCCTCCTTGTTTACGTTGAAGAGCCCACGGGCAAGGGGCAGGATGAGGAGAGCCTGCTGAAGCTCCTTGTCATCCATGTCGAGCCCGTTCGCAAACGCGTTGAGGAGCAGGACCTTGTCGAGCCCGCTTACATGGGCGAGGCTTACGCTTGTTCCGATGCCATTGTCGTCTACGGTGATGGTGATTCTTCCGGTCATTTGATTTGCCTCCTTGTTTAGTAGTTGATTGGCTCTATGCCGAACTGTTCTTTGAATATCTCCAGCTCCTCTTTCTCGAACTTGCTCTTGAGGAGCAGGTCGAACTTCCTGGCGGCGTGCTTCACGCATCCGTCGCAGTACCCGTCCGTGAGTAGGTGGGTGGGAGTGAGCTCGCCACACAGCTTGCACTCACGCACCTCTACGATGTCATCACTGTGACACTCGGGACACCACTCAGCCTTGTAACCTGTGTCTCTTTCCTCGTAGAGGTATGGCTCGTCGAATACGTAGCCGCAGTCGTTACACCTGTAGGTCATCCCTTGAGCACCTCCTGTAGCTTCAGCTCCGCAAGCCTCGCCTCCGTGTGCGCCTTCCACGCCCGAAGCTCGGCGAGCTCCTTGGCCTGCTCCCTGAGAAGCTGACTCTTGTGCACGTCGCTGTGCGCCCAAGCTGTCTGTCCCATGTCGAGGCTGGCACGGATGCTGGCCATCCTCTCCTCGTGCTCTTGGTCCTGGTCCTTACTGTATCTGTGCAGTGCCAGAGCCAGCAGGATTGCGGCGCATACGCCCAGGACGCACAGGAGGATGATGGCGCCCCTGATGGTAAGGGCAAGCTGTCTTGCCTCAAGCTCAGTAACGGTCAGCATGCGCTCACCCCGCACAGGACTTCGAGCAGCCGTTCGATGGAGACTCGGTAGAGCCTTGCCATCGGCAGGAGCAGGTCGATTGACGGGCGTGCTCTCCCGCACTCCCATTGGCTAACGGCAGTGCGGTCAACGTGAAGCTCGTGCGCCACGTCGGCCTGAGTCAGCTCAGCCTTTAGTCGTAGTTCCTGCAACATAGTTGCACCTCCTTCCGTGAAGTCGAATATGCTTCACATCTCTGGCATTATTATACCCTACCAGCGGGGTAAAGTCACGGGAGCATCTTTCACATTTGGGGGATTGACACGTGAATGTTATTCACGCTATAATGTCCTCATGGACATGGGTGAAAGACTGAGAAGGGCTCGGCTCAGCGCCGGATTCTCGACAATGAAACAGGTGACAGATGCGCTTGGCCTTGAGCGCACACGCTACCTCAAGTGGGAGCACGGCGATGCTGTTCCGTCTCTTGATATGCTTGTGCGGTTGTGCCGCCTGTTTAATGTGTCTGCAGATTATCTCCTGGGGATTGACAGTGACGAGAGACTTACGGCAGATGAGATTATGATTCTGAAAAGGATGGTGAAAGCGTATGGCGAAGAGAGGTAACGGGCAGGGGACAATCATCCGCGAGCCTAACGGAACATACACGGCCGTCGCTACATCATACGCTACAGGTGAACGACGGACGAAGAAGAAGCGTGGCTTCATCCGCAAGCGTGACGCCTCTGTATGGCTCGCCTCCGTAACCTGGTCGATGGACTCGACGAGGCCGGTCACATTCAAGGAGCTCTACGAAGAGTGGAGCCCATTGTATTTTGCGACTGTGTCTGCGAAGAGGGCGAGCATTATGCGTGGCATCTACGCCAAGTGCACACGTCTATACAACATGCGATGGATTGATATAGGCGTGAAGCACATGCAGCAGCTTATCAACGACCAGCCAGAAACATACTATCCTCGAAGAGATATGAAGGTTTTGTTCTCGCTCATGGGGCAGTACGCTATCGTTTCTGGGTATGCTGACAGGGACTTCTCTGGGGCGCTCAAGCTACCGCAGAAGACTCCCCCTCATAAGGAGCCGTTCACGCCAGAGGAAGTTGACATGCTTTGGAAGGATTACGAGGAGACGAACGACCCATATACGGGGGCTGCGCTCATCATGATATACACGGGGATGCGCTATGGCGAGCTCACGCAAGCAACGCCCGAGTTCGTGCACCTTGATGACGGGTACATGATTGGGGGGAGGAAGACGGAAGCAGGAAGGGCAGGAGAGATAATCCTCGTTCCAATCATTCGCCCACTTGTAAAGCGACTGGTGGTAGATGGTGGACTACCTCGCGTGTCCGATACGGCGTTCCGCAAGCACTACGAGCGAGCGCTCTTGCGAGCGGGCACGCGGCCGCACACCATACATGAGTGTAGGCACACGACCGCAACCGTGCTCGCCATCGCAGGCGTGCCACCTGCTATCATATCGGACGTGATGCGGCACACTTCATACGTGCAGACGATGGAGTACACACACGCCAGTCGTGCTGCAAAACTCGAAGCGGTTACATCCGCGTTACACCCAGAAAAGCCATAGGAAAAAGAAAAAGCCACGGGATTCCGTGACTTTTTCTTTTGCTTATGGTACCCGGTAGGGGAGTCGAACCCCTGTGAGAAATGCTCACTACCACGTGCTTTTTGTGGTAGTGAGCACCTCTCTCGCCTGCTGGTTACACCCATCGTTACGCCCAGGCTCAATCGTCTTCGTCCTGCTTAAAGCCCATGCGAATCCAGCGCCTAAGCGTGAACGACCGAGCTGTCCCGTATTTTTCCTTGCGGCGCTCTATCTCGCTGATAATATCAGCGTCCGAGTCTTTGTTGAGCACAACGGCAACGGTTATCGTGTGCTCCCTCTTCCAGTTGTTAATCTCAGTGTAGTTCATTGCCTTGTCCTCCTTACACCCAGTATTCAGGGGGAACATCCCCTGCAATTTCGAACCTGATGCTGTCCTCCCAGTCGAACAGGTCTTCGAAGTACACGCTCCTCACAAGAGTGGGGGCGTTTTTCCCCTTCAGCCTGTACGCAAGGGCGAGGTCGTAGTCGATGACGTAGAGCGCACCGAAGTGGTCAACCCACAGGTCGTCAACGTCTATGTTCCTGAGCTTCGGGTCCCTGAAGTCCCACTCAACCGGAATGTCGCACAGGGGCATGAGCCAAGCGGACTCACGGCCGGTGTCCCAGGGAAGACGGCGAGTGTTCTTGCTGTACGTGTACGGGGCAGCGTCCCTGTACGTGTATTTCGCATACACCCGAGGCTTGTAGCTGTCGTTGCTGTAAATCATGCCGTCGGCCTCCTCGATGAAGTCTCCGTAGTAGCTGATGACTCCGTCGCCATCAAGCGCGGCCAACTTGCTCTTGATTTCATGCCCGATTTCCTCGAGCACCTTCTCGTCCTTGTACCAGTCTGGGTCCTCCTCGGCTCTCGGCGCCAGCTTCGTGGCGATGTACTCCATCGTGTCGCTGATGCCTTTCCTCGGCTCAACACAACTGATGATGCCGTTGTGCGCCACGCCCACCTTGCAGGAGCCGCGCAGTTTCGTGAGCGCAATCACGTTGCGGGACACGGGGAACGGGTGTGTGTTGCCAGGGATTACGCCGCCGTGCGTTGCGATGCGGAAGTGCATCACGACGGACGTGTCCGTGAGGTCGCCGAGGGATTTGATTCGCTCAGAGAAGCTCGTCCAGTCCATGTATCCCTTGTCGATGTACACATGGCCGTCCCTTGCGTACATAATGCCAGCCCCATGCGGATTGTTCGTCCACATAGTCTTGAGAGTCTGTTCATTGGGCATCTCAACGCCCTGTTTCTTAATTGCTATCACGCACATCTACCTCTACCTCCTATCATACATTGTCCGTGACTGTTTGTCACGCTCTTTTTGCCTTACGGCTACGAGTTTTCTTGCCGGAGATTATCTCCTCCATGAAGCGCACGCACTTCCCGTCCTTGTATGCGCTGACGAAGACCGAGCCACCGATGCGGATGAACTCCTCGACAGGCTCGAACTTGCTCAGGTATTTTGCCTCGAGCTCTCCTGGTATGTCGGTGAAGTCCTCTTCGCCTATGCCAGCAAGGAAGAACGTGCCGCACATGATGTCCACGACGCGCCCGTCCTTGTCCCTCAGGCATCTGTTCGCCTGCTTGCCAGTGAGCTTGCCCTCCTCGTCACAGACGAGGGCGACGGGGTCGTCCCACGGGTAGACGGCTTCGATGTAGCCGCCGACGGTTTCCTGCATGGCCTTGAGCGTCTGCTCGATGTCCTTCTTGTACGGGGTCTTTCCTGGTTCAACTACGATGATTTTCATGGTGCTTCCTCCTTTATGCTATCACGATGGTCATGGTGGGGACGAGCCCGCCGTCGTGTACAATCTCCGGACGGAGGGACTCGACTGTGCACTCGCCGAACGCACGGCTGATGCACGCACTGCTGCATCTGTATGCGAGGCACTCGTCGTTCGACTTCGTCCTCACGTTGAGGAACTTGCCGTGCTCACCGGCAAATTTTTCCAAGAGCTCTCTAACCTTCATGGCTCTCTCCTTTCTCCGCTCAGCTCGTAGAAGTAGTAGCGGCCACGCATCCGCCAGAGCACGTAGCACGTGCCAAGCGCGTCAACCCAGACGCGCTGCCCGAAATGGGTCATGCTCGTGGACTTCGCGGTCACCTTGTAGCTCCTCTCTTGCCAGCACAGCGCCGACATTTTCTTTGCCATATTCACACCTCCTCAAAAGTCAAAAGTTATCAGGGAAACAAACAGCAGGTAAAGGGCTTCGAAAACTTCTTGGATGCTCATGCGCTCACCTCCCCGTTGAGCCAGCGCTCAACCTCGTCCGAGATGTCGGGGTCGTCAAAGACGACTCCGTTCAGCCAGTCCTCGAGGGCGTCCCAGCCGTCCATCGAGAAGACGCCGCCGCCGTACTCGACGAAGAACCGGAGCCAGTCGTCCGTGCTCTCGAGCTCGTCGTATGTGTAGCCCGCCGCGCTCATGGCCCCGACGAGTCGTTCTTTCTTTGCTTCGTTCATGCTTGTGCCTCCTTCATGCTCGCTGTACTCTCGGGTCCGTGAGCCGAGCGACGAGCTCGCTCAGTGTGCCTGCGAAGACGGGTCGTCCGTAGCAGGAGGAGGACGTGTCGCTGACGTCGAGCTGGACGACGAGCTCGCCGTCGCTGTTGTAGTGCATCCGAGTGATGAGCGAGCCGTCCCAGCTCTGTGCGCTCACCCTGATGCTGTCGTGTCCGCGCCTCGTGGCTTCGGTCTGTGCCGAACCGCTGACTGTACCGTAGAACTTGCTCATTCTTCGTCCTCCTCCTCTTCTTCGGTTGCGTAGATTTTGCGCACGGCCAGGAGCACGTCCGCACCTCCGAGGTCCGCCTCGGCTTTGACGAACCATCCGCAGATGGTTTCGCGCTCGTCTGTCGTCTCGGCGAGCATGAGGTACGGGCGACGAGCCTCCATCATGCTCTTGCGGAAGTAGTGGCAGAGCTTGTGCTCGCCGAACTTCTCACCGAAGTCCCCATCCCGAAGGGCGGAGACGTACTCGTGGAAGACGTGCTTCACGAGCTTCTCGGCGGTTTCCTGGCTGATTTGCTTCATGGGTGTGTACCTCCGTATGTGATGTGATATGGGCGCTCGCCTCAGGCGAGCTTGGCCCGACGCTCCGCCCAGTAGGTGGCGAGCTCGGGGCGGTTGCAGGTGGCGAGCACGCCCTCCCATGTGCAGGTCTGCACCTCGGGCGTGGTGTGGGTCTTGCAGTAGTTGACGAGCGTGTCGCAGAGCTCGAGGGTCGCCTTGAGCGTGTTCGCCTTGAGCGTGCCCCTGAAGATGCGGAACTCGATGGTGTTGGCGTTCGTGAGGTTGAGGCAGTAGTATCTGTCGCCCGTGTCCTTGAGGGGCTTGAATTTCCCGAGGAGCTTCTTCGTGGACGGCTCCCCAGTGAGGTCCGTGCCGTAGCGCTTGCAGTAGGTGTTGTAGGTCCAGTCCCTGCGAGCGAACGCCTTGAGCTCGCTGGTGAACTTGCCCATGAGGACGAGGAGCTTGGCGCAGACCATGTCCTGAGCCTCGGCCGTGTGCCCGAGGGCGCCCCTGTTGTAGTGCACGTGCAGCCCGCAGCAGCTCGTGTCGTGCGAGGTCGCGCCGAGGTTGCCGAGCATCTCGCAGAGCTCGTCCAGCTTGAACTCGGGGGAGAGCATCGCATCGAGCGTGGCGGGGCGGCTGATGATTTCGAAGCCCTGCACGGAGCCGAGCGAGCCGTCGCGCTCGCAGGTGACGAGGTCGCCCATGAGCGTGTCCACCTCGTCCGAGATGTACTCCCGAGAGTGCACGGAACGGTTCGTGCCGACCTCGAGCTCCCAGCCCTCGAGGGCGAGCGCCCCAGGGGCGTCCACGACCTTGAGGTGGCCGCGCCTGTCCAGCTTGGTGTACTTGGGGGAATCGTCGTGGGAATCATGGTAGCCGTGAATCATGCTTGTGTCTCCTTTGCGATGGCCGCAACCCGTTTTGTGGGCGAGCTCTGTGTTATGCGGTGAGCTCGTGGAATGTCCGCATTGTGTTGTGCCAGTGTGTTGTCCTACAGCCTTTCCCAGTCTTCTTCGAGTGCCTTAAGCCGCTCGGTCCTGTGTCTGCCTGCTCTATCACAGGAGGGCTATGCTGTCTCTATGTCCGAAGTCGAGGTACTTGCCCCTTTGCTTTCGCTCGGCTCCATGAGGCTTTGGCTCATGTACGACTGCTTCTCACCGTTCCGTGGCTCGTCGTTCGGTTGTCAAGGTACTGTCCTTTAGGTTTTCTTTCGCCCCATCTTTGGGGTTGTCGCCGTTTGTTCTGTCCCCTCCTCTTGGGGGACCCTCTTTACGTCATCTTTATAACTCCCACAGGTTTACCCCAGTCATCGGGTAAGATTAGCTATTTATCGTATATTATCTCTTCGATAATATACTATTAAATAGCGTTATATCTTACCCTTGACAGGGTAAACCGAGGGAGTAAGATGACAAAGTAAAGAGGTCCCCTTTGAGGAGGAGGACATAAACGGCTTCAACCCATGATGGGGCAAGAAAACCGTAAAGGACTGTACCGTTGCCTTTGGCAAAATTTTCACCCATTTTCCGCTGCCGACTTTCCGCGCGCGACTGCTCTCCCGCAGGCGCAGTCGGGCGAGCTCTCACACGCACAGCCGGACGAGCCCGTGCACGCGCAGTCGGACGCGCCAGCGCGACACACACAGGCGCCCGACCGCACGCGTACATGGGCGCCCGACCGCGAGCCGACCCTCGATGATGAATAAATGTTTACACTTTATTCATCATTTTTCCGGGAAAATTTGACAATACGTCGTTGACGACGTATAATCAAAATCGCAAGTTTATACAGAGAAAGAAAACCCCAAGGGAACATAGTTCCCAAGGGGTTTTTCTTCCCAGAAAGGAGCATAAATATTCATGGTCCCAGTCTGTTTCAAGTCAAACGATGAGCTAAAGCTCAAAGTCCAAGAGTATTTCGACCGTTGCTCGAAGAGCAAGAGAGAGCTCTCCCTGAAGAATGGAGATATAAAAATTCGACAGGAGTTCCCGACTATGTCGGGCCTTGCAAGTTTCCTCGGTGTGAATAGAGATACTCTCTATTCATACATCAATGGGGAGTCTAAGGGAGAACAGCTTTCGGATGATGAGCTAAAGCTCATATCCGACACGCTTTCACATGCAAGGCAGGACATTGCCACTGAATTAGCACAAGCATCCCTTTCAGGGGATGCTGATGCTAAGATAGCAGCCATGCTACTTACGGCTATGGGAGAAGCACAGAATGATAGTTCACCTACGGTGAACATCATTATACAAGGCGATGCAGATGCTTACTCTGTATAGTAAATATACAGAGTATTCACCAATATTCACCGAGTATCCAGCCAATATGCAAGCAACTCTTCGTTAAAGTTGACTTTAACGAATAGTTGAAGGAAAAGGTTTTTCTTTTTTTTATTATTATATAATAAAAATATAGGGGGGTCTGTTTTTGAAAATTGGATTGTAAATCCAATTCAAAAGGCGGACAAGGTACACCTGGGGGGCGTAGGGGTAGTAATACTTACTACTCTCCACCCAGAGAGAAACTGAGAGGTCAATGAGATGGCGAAGAAGAAGATAGTGGACTTTGATGGGAAGGGCGGAGGCGAATACATTCCGTGGAGCGACGGTTCATCTCCTGGGGATTCTCCTCCCCCTCCTCCCGTAAATCATTCGGGGCAGCCCGTTGACCCTGAGCTTCTTGAGCTTGCGGCGATGGAAGCGGAGGAGCG